AATGGAGAACTCGACGACCGTTGTGCGGGAATGAAGTGGTTCGAGAATTTTGTTTTTGAAGTTGCAGGTAAAGATGAATCTGCAGTTGCCACTAAACTCCTCAATAAACGCCCGTAGGAGGAGTTGTACATCGTTGGTTGTGTTATCTGCCTCATCAATGATGATGACTTTGTGTTTTGCAGTTGAAGAAAGCGAGACGGTCGAAGCGAAATTCTTTGCAGTATTTCTGACGGTATCAAGGAATCGTCCCTCATCGGATCCGTTGATGACATAAAAATCTACTCCTAGTTCATTGCAGAGTGCTTTAGCTACCGTAGTCTTTCCACACCCAGCAGGACCTGCAAGGAGCATATTTGGTATCTCACCCTTATCTAGGAAGTCTTGAAAGGTCTTCTTAATGTTTGGTGGTAAAATACATTCATCAATAGTTTTGGGTCGGTATTTTTCAACCCAAAGAAATTCATTACGCATGTTCTGTTTTCACCAAGGTAAACGATCCATCATCATTAGGAATCCATTCTAGCACATCCCCCTCCTTCCAACCAATTTTTTCCATAAGTTCGTCGGGGAATGTTAGAATTCCATTTTTATCAACTGTTAAAGTAGTTTTCATTCCAAAGGTCGAACAAATTCATTTGACACAATATCAGTTGCCTTCAATTGTTCTCTCATATATTCTACACCATTTTCAGGTATAGCGGTATCCCCACAAGTAAAGACATCACAAACTGCCATACCATTCTCTGGCCAAGTATGGATACTGAGATGACTCTCAGCAAGCATAGCAATTCCAGTAACACCTTGAGGATCAAACTTATGCACTGTCAAATCAAGCAGAGTTGACTTACATTCTTTTGATGCCCTGAACAAAACCATTCGTATGAATTCTTTATCATCAAGCAAATCAAAAGGACAACCTTTTAAAGTAAACAGAATATGTTTCATTATACCCAATCAGGTTTACGATCTGGGATACGAAGATAATTATCGCATACCCATGGTTTAGATGAAATATACATCTTATATTTGTCAAAGATGGATATTGAAGTATCATACTTGAACTCATCAGGTCCAGCAAATACAAACGGTGTTGGACCTTTTCCACTGCGACCTTGAGGGTCTGCTGTAGGAAGTATCTCCTTTGCTGCTAGAAGGGTCTTCTGGCAGGTGTGGACCTTACCATATCGAGCAGTGTACTCATCGCACATAGCAAGTCCGTGAGCAAGCAACCACTGCCAGTTGGTCACGAATTCATTCGCCCACTTGGTGCAGGGATGATTACGAAAAGCACCCTTCTCAGTAGCATAGGGAGTACCGTCTGCTCTGGGAAGAGTGCCGAAGTTATGACCCCATTTGTCAGAGCACACAATAGCAAGCATCTGACAGGTCTCTAGAGGCATCTTGACGATGTGCTTATCAGGCAGAACTCTAGCAGAATGCCAGGGACTAGGATCAGTTACAAAGATGTTCATTTGTCTTTTAGTTTGTCACAACCTCTTGGTTTAGAACCAAATTCTGCAGAACCTTGTCCGGCATTATCAGTTTTAGGACTACCTTCATTTTTCTTTTCAGTTTTTTGAAAAGATACTCTTCTATACCTATTAGCAAATACATCAGGTATCCAGTATGTTACTTGCCAATTGATTGTAGGATTTAACTCAAGATGTTTTTCAACAGAATGGTTGAAGATACCAATCTGAATGTATCCATCATGAGTTACACATTCTCCATTACCAATGTCACATATAAAAAGAGTCTTCACTCATTTCATCCAAAAGTAGAATCAGGTTCTAAAGCAATATAATAGGTCAGATCATGGTTCTTGGAAGTAAATCGTGACAAAAGTTTTTGTGATACAACGACTTCATAAGTTCCAGGAAGGACTTTGATATTCTCAACTTTAAAGTTAAATGAGAATGTTGCTTCTGTTTCTCCAACGACTACCGCATAGTCATTGGATGTATCATTCTTCTTGTCACGGACAACAAGTTTAACAACACCATTTTCTCCAACTGCAGACAGATCTGGAAGTTGATATACTGCAGATGCTTTAAGCAGTTTCTCAAGTTGATCGGTGCTCAGTTCAAAGCATACATCTTCACTAGGAAGTTTGATTGCCTTTTCTGGAGGAGTTACAATAACGTTAGGATCTGCAAAGAAGTACTTAGAACGTGATTTACCTTCACGGATCATCACATATCCGTTATTAGTAAAGTCGAGTTGAGGACTAGAGTGAAGTGACAAACCATTGAGGAACTGATTAAGATCATAAATGCCAAAGTCCTGCATAAACTCTTCAGTTACAGTTGCTTCAGCAAGAATGTTTTTCATCACACTAATAGTGCGAAGTTTGTTTCCTTCTTTGAAAAGGATAGATTGATTGATTGAAGAGAAGTTCTTGAGAACAGAAATAGTCTTGTCAGAAAGTTGCATAGTTGTAGGTTTCAGTTTCATCTCACTGAGGATAGGTTTCACGTTGAGCGTTTTTGTCGTTGAAATGCATTAGAAGAACAGCATAATGCAAAATCTTCAAAATGTCACGACGGGCAGTTCCCTTCTTATCATATCGTGATGCATACTTAAGGATGTTGCTGCGGCAAAATGCCTCACCATCACCACATGCTTCGATAAGATCAAGAGTCTGAACTCTATCAGATCCAGCAGAATAATGTTGCTGGTATGTGCCAGAAATATAATCGGATAATTCTTTAAGAATAGAATCCTCATCATACTTCTTTTTACTTTTAGTAGTTGTAGTATTAGAATTTTTGGGCAAATCAAAAGAGATAATGTCTTGTCCGCCGGTCACACCAGAAATACCATCCATAGGAACTGGTGCTGCAGCAACAATATCACTACTAAAATTAATAGTATCTGAAGAAGCAGCACCAGGATTTCCCGTCAAACTGATTCCATCATACTCCCAAAAATCTTGATTAGGTGTTTCATTTGCCGAGTATCCATCAACTTTAAATGGATTTTTTCTGTCCAAATCATTACGATCATAATCATAATAATACTTTGAGTGTTCAGTCATATTCAATTCATCAAATAATAAAGACCATGAGTTAACCATATTATATCAGGATTGTACCTCCTCGTCAATTGGCATCTGGAAATCTGCATCAACTTTGTCGTATAGTTCCAGAAATGCTTGCTTGGTCTCATCATCAAAACGATTCACGCAGACTTGAATTGACTTTGCCTTGTCATTGAAGATGTTGTATGCACGGACAATGTGGACCAGACGACGGGTGCTAATGATTTCTTCAATACCACCATCATAGAATGTCTTGCGAATAATGTCTGCCCAATCACAGAGACGTTTGCAGAAGTCTTTATCACTACAGAGTGCCATAAGAATCTTCTGCTCTACTGCAGAGGCAGGATAGGACTGCTCAAAGGTTACAGGGAATCGTTCAAGGAATGCTTCGTTGAGCACGTTAGTTCCAATAAATCGTCCGTCCTCGGATCCCTTACCTTTAGTATTTGCGGTTGCGAATACGTTGAAACCTTCTGCGGGCGTAATGTATTTGCCAATCTTCTTGAGGAAAACTCCTTTGCCTTCGAGAATAGATTGGAGACAAAGGATTTTGTTTGAGGCAAGGTCGATTTCGTCAAGGAGCAAGATTGCTCCACGCTGGAGTGCTTCAGTGACTGGGCCATTGTGCCAGACGGTTTCACCATTAACAAGACGGAAACCGCCAATAAGATCATCTTCATCTGTTTCGATTGTGATGTTTACTCGAATGAGTTCCCTTTTTGTTTGCGAACATGCCTGCTCTACAGAGAACGTTTTACCATTACCCGAAAGACCCGTAATGAACGTAGGGTAAAATAGACCGGACTTAATAATCTTTTTAATATCAGCGAAGTTACCAAAGCTGACGAAGGTATCATCTTTTACAGGAATAAGGTTTTGCTCAACAGCAGGCATTGCAGTTGGTGCCTGATAGGTTTGCTCTAGTTTTTCTTGTACGGTCAAATTCCACTTTCCACGACTAGTTTTGTAATCAGTAAGTTTGTTGGTGACAGTTTGATAGTTCGCACCATTCATAGCACACCAGGCACGAATATCAGCAGCAGCAACAGACTCACCATACAACCCTTGAAGGGAAGTGCGAATGAACTCAGGTGAGAGGGACATTT